GGAAGGCAAAGTATGTCAGCTAATGACATCGTAAAGAACAAAACAGCAGCATATCTCCTGTTAGGTCAGGAGATTAAGAATCTCAAGGCACAGCAGGACAATATCAAGTGGGAGCTTGACCCGTATCTGTCAGAGGCAGACACCAACGGTCGTGGCTCTCATGTGATAGGTTTTGATGAGGTTCTGGTGATCGCAGGTCAGCCCTACAAGGGCTTGCAGAGGGTCCGCAAGGAGAGTAAGGTTCTCAACGAAGAGCGCGTCATGGAGTGGTCATACAAGACACTGTCTGAGCGTGAGCTAAGCGACCTGATCGTGACTGTACAACACATCGACCAGGATGTACTGTGGAACCTGTTCGTAGAGGACATGTTGACCAAGGAAGAGCTTGACGAACTGTTCGATGTGACTGTAAGCTGGGCATTCCAACCAACCAAGGAGTAGCAGTGAAGGTCTTTCAGGTGAATCTCGGTTATGTAGTCTATGGTGCACCAGACACGATGTATGTGGTGGCAGAGAATGAGGCACAGGCAATCGGCTATGCAATCGAAGAGTCACCTGAGACCTTCGGCAAGCATAGTGACCGTATCTATGCTGCTCGTATCAGCATGAACTCACCTGGCGTATTTGCTATGCACGGCAGTGACTACTAAGGAGTAACCATGTATGAGCGAACCATTAAAGATTGGGTAGAACGTATTAAGGAAGTCATTGATGAGGCATTTGATGACGGATATGTTATCCTTGCCGAATCCAAGGGCTCAGATATAAATCTTATGGTTGGCTATCGCTACCAAGATTCAGATGATATTGACCTGTTCGTTGCTGAGATCTCTGTCTAAGGAGTAAAGATGCACTATATCCTGCATGTCATTCACCCCAAGGTTTCTGATGAGAATTTGGATGAACTGCTTAGTGAGTTGATGGCTCCCTTCTATGAGGAGCTTGAGGTAGAGCCGTATCGGGACTATGTTTCTCTGACTGAGTTCGATAAGGTAGTCAAGTACTACTCTGAGAAGGGTGAGGATCTCAGTAATATTCTTGAGCTGCTGAATGACTGGCGCGGTGGTAATCATCAGCATGATGGTGAGCTGACTACTACTCTGGATCTTGCTGAGACTGACACAGGTTATTACAAGTGGTCTACCTGGAATCCTCGTGGTGAGTGGGACTGGTGGGTTACTGGTGGTCGCTGGAGTGGTTACTTCGGTGAGGATGAGGCTACAGGTTATCCAGGAAACGATACTGTCACTGTTCTTGAGGCTCTTGAGTACATGGGTGATCCGCAGTACGATTGGATGGCTGAGGGTCCGTACGTTTACCTGACTCTTGAAGGTGAGTGGGTTGGGAAGACCACTTACAATCCTAACGGCAAGGGATACGATGAGAACGATCCTAACTCCTGCTTCCCCAATAACCCTGACTACATGTACAGGGAGTACCTGACTCACGTCAGCTCTATTCCTGACATGATGGTCACCGCTGTTGACTTTCACTGCTAAGTAACCACTGTTAATACGCTTTAGTCATTCCTCGAAAGGGGAGTGGCCCTGGTCTATTAAAGGAGATAGTATGAGCGACACAGAGTTCTACCGCTTTGTTGTAGATGGCGCGGGTTATTCTCAGTCCTACATCAGTAAGCGTGCGATGAAGGGTGGTGTCACCTGGCACAAGAAGCAGAGTAGACGTTGGGATAGTACTGCCCGGGAGTATATTTACAATACTACCTATAGATATAGCTTCCAGAAGCTTGAGGCTGTTATCGAGTGGGATGTACGTGATGGCGAATACACTACCTTCGTTCAGACTCCCCGCGCCGAGTTGAAGTGGGTTGATATCGATGGCTAAGATCACCATGGAATTGACTCAGGAAGATGTCGAGCTGTACGATCTCCCTTGGGAGTGCGTTGATGAGTGGATGAACGGCAACGATCATCGCTGGTCCTATGGTATGTCCGGTGTCTTCGAACTCAGTGGCGAGTACTGGATGATAGAGTGGCAGCATCCGGGAACAGAGACACAGCAGGATAGTGGTTGTTATCCATGGGAATGGTACGCAGGTGAGACTATCACTGCTACCAAGGTAGTGAAGCTCCCAGTTGTCAAGCAGGAATGGATCCCGATTGATGTTTGACTTCGTAGTTGGTAGTGTGTTCAACAACGACATAGAAGTCAGCCACAATGCTGTCCGTGTTGAGGTCATGCTGAAGTGGGTTGACGATGACGCTACGAACTACTACATTCTCAAGTGCCGCGAGGTGTTCAACGTCACCAAGGATGGTGACGGTAGGTATAAGGGTAACTTCCCTTGGTTCTACAAGGATGAAGTAACGCTGGTTGATGGTTTCACGCTGTACAAGTACTACTCACAGGAGAACTAAATGGAAATCACCGCATCTGTCACTGTTAATCTGGAAGATCTGATGTATGACATTAATCGTTATCTGTCTCATGATGAGATTGTAGACTTTATCCAAGATCTGGATCTCCAGGCTGCTGATTGGGATCTCACTGAGAAGCTCTACCGTTACTTCAAGGATCAGCACAAGATCTTTAAGGCGGAAATGTAGTGAACAGTTGGTATCATGCTGTGTCCGCTTCACACAAGTGGGGCGGCACACCTGAAGACTATCTTCCTATTGAAGAGTTCATTGATTCTTCCAAGCAGGTGATAGGAGACGCAAGACATCGTGCGCTCTATCATCACACTCTAGGTGTCTATCTGTGTGAGCAGATTTTCGGCAAGACCATTACGATTCAGAAGAACACCAAGTCTATTCAAGTACCTGTCCGTCTTATCGCTGAGCGCCATATCATTGAGGATCTAGGTAGGCTTCCTAGTCCAGCAGATTACATGAAGGACATGCCACTAGCCATGTGGATGTCCGGATCTCAGCGCAAGGAAATCGGCAACTTCAACGACGTATTCAATAAGGGAGAAACACATGTCTGACGATCGTACCTTCATGGGTATCAAGGTTACTGGTAACGCACAGTACACTGCCGACCGTCCTATCCAGCTTCCGATTGAGGATCTGTATCCGTACTTCAAGGAGGCATTCGACAAGGGTCTTCTTGCAGTCAGCTGGACTCAGTACACTCCGGGATTCAACGATGGTGATCCTTGTGAGTTCACTGTGGGCGAGGTGCGTGGCACTGCCAATGAAGAGATTGCGCGAGCATGGGTAGAGGAAGATACTCCTGATCTTGAGCTTGCTTATGGTCCTCAGGCACCGTACTATGACGTGTACGAGTACGGCTATTACGGTGATCACCCGGATGGCAAGGAGTTCGGAGATGTTGTCAACAGCATTCCAGTAGAGAAGGGTTCGTTCGAAGATGCTCTTCGTTCCACCTTCGGTAACTACACTGAGATCGTGGTGACTCCTACTCAGGTTGTCCAGTACGACTATGATTGCGGGTACTAATTGGTAACACCCTGGAAGGATACGATAGGCAAGTTCTTCCCTGACTATGTAGCTCCTCCTCCTAAACCAGTAGAGCATGTGGAGAGCTGGGATGACAAACCTTTCATCTTTACAGTAGGTGGCAAAGAGATGGAATTCTTTTCCATCGGGCAGTTGGGTCGGGCTCTTGGAGACAGGAGCCCCAACACCTTGCGTGCTTGGGAACGAGAGGGTATGATCCCCAAGTCACCATACGTCAAGCCATCTGCTGACCCTAGAGGCAGACGGAGAATGTACACCCGTGCTATGGTTGAGGGCATGGTCAAGATCGCAAAGGAAGAAGGAGTACTTTGGCCGCACAAAGGTCGCAAGCTGTCGGAGACACAGTTCCAACAGAGAGTCTTACTGTTGTTCCAGACATTGCGGAAAAGCCCCCAGTGACAGTGATGGATGTTACACTGTTGGGAGAAGAGCTGGAGATTACCTATTCCCGATCATGGGAGCTGGCAATCGTTCAGTATGAGAAGGAGTCCATCTTTACCAGCATGAAGGTTCGTGTCCCATTGGATCAGGATCTTGAGAAGCTCGGTGAGTTCTTCTCTGATAAGATGAACGAGTTGCAGGGAACAGACCTGAACTGGGCACGAGAGTTGACCAACAACCGTGGTTCTCTGATCACTCGTTTGATTGTAAAGAAGTAAGCAGACATATTCAAGTCGCCGAGCGGCTAATATACAGATAGGAATTACATATGGGTAAGGTTGTTCGCACTAAGGTCAACGCTGATTCTGATCTCGCAGACTACACTGGTGATGGTGACATTCCCGGTGATGTTGAGTCCGCAGAGCTTGATCGAACCACTGCTATTGTCTCCCGTGAGCTGAACCGTTCTGCTAAGAGTCCTGTTGGCTCTGGTTGGGGTGCTCCTGCTGAAGAGCGTAGGGAAACTGTCAAGTCTCCGAACCTGGTTCTTAAGGATGCTGGAAAGCGTATCCTGAAGCTCCTTGACGAGATGCCTCCGGTCAAGTACAAGCGTCACTACATCAACAGCAAGAAGCGCTACTACACTTGTCCTCAGACTGAGTGCCCGATCTGCAAGGCTGGTGTTCGTGCATCATGGACTTTCGTGATGAACGTTGTTGATATGACTGATGATCCTTCTGAGGTTAAGACTTGGACTTTCGGTAACGAGGTTGCCGCTCAGCTCCAGTCCCTTGCAGAGGACAAGGCTCTTGACGATCCTCTTCAGTACTTCCAGGTCTACCACGAGAAGATCGCAAACCGTGACGCACCAGCTACTAGGGTTCAGCGTCTGAAGGCACGTGACCTCCAGGAAGACCACAGCATTGAGCCTCTGACTGAGGACGAGATCCTTGCACTTGAGGATGAGCGTTTCGGTGAAGAGATCGTGTTCATCAACACCCGTGACTACCTTGAGGGTATCGCTGAGGACGTTGTCCCAGGTGACCTGCCTCAGAAGCGTGCGCGATAGTAACATAGAGTAACCTAGACACTGAAGTGGTGTCCTGATAGGGTAGATCCTGTTGGGGCACCACTTCTTTCATTGGAGGATAAGATGAAGTTCTACATGGTGAACCGCTATACCTATGACGGATACGCTGGACATGATCAGACTCCTGTGATTCCCTTCGCAACTAATGTTGAAGCTGTCGCTTGGTTGTGGACTATGCATGACAAGAACAACGATATGGAGTGGAAGCTGGATTCAGACGGAGACATGCGGCTGTGGGAGTCACAGAGCGGCAAGTCTCAGTATGAGTATGCCTACTACTGGGTTCAGGAGATGGAAATGGGAAAGGAGATTGACTGATGGGACTGACAAAGCAGCAGCAAATAGGAAGCATCTGTAATCAGATAGCGTGGCTCTCATTCCGTGAAAGGCTTACAGTTCTATGGGCACTGCTGACTAGCCGAGCAACTTAGGAGGATAGATGGACGGACTTATTCTTACAGCAGATCAACTGCGTGCTGAAGTAGAGTACTTCATGCAGCAGGATGCATTTGCGTGGGACACAGAGACAATGGATGGTCCTCTACCTGGTACTCGTGGTATTCCTACACAGAATCATGTGGTCTGGATCTCTATGGCTACCTATGGTAGGACCATTGTTATTCCTATGGGTCATCCCAATGGAAATGTGCTGCTGCAAAAGGCACACACAAAGAACAAGGTCTCATATCCTCTTGTCTATGACGCTCCACCAGTACAGCTAATGCCTTCAGTTGTGTACGAGATACTTCGTCCACTGTTCTTCAGTCCTGACATCATCAAGATCGCACACAACCTGACCTTCGATGCTATCTCCATGGAGGCAGGATTCGGGGAGATCATTCCTGAACCACTTCAGGATACGATCGTGCATCAGTGGTTGCTGGACGAAAATATCGGACAGATGGGTTACGGCTGGCAGAAGAGACCCAAGAGTAAAGGACTTAAGGAACTTGTACGATGGATTTACGGTGTTGATTATGACAAGGAAGAGGTTGGCAAGTGTATTGAGAAGCATCCTTTCTTCAAGGTAGCGAATTATGCTCTTCTCGATGCTCAGTACGACTGGTTGCTGTGGCTGCATTACAAGGATCTGCTTGTCGCTGATGATCTGGAGAGCATCACAGTTCTTGAGAACCAGGTGACTAAGGTCTGCTGTCACATGGGACTGGTTGGCGCTCCAGTAGACCTGGAAGCCATTCAGGAACTGGACAAGGATCTTACTGCCAAACTGGAGATCATCGAAGCCAAGATCTACAAGGCTGCGGGAAAGATATTCAATATCAATTCCAATCCACAGAAGCAGGAGATACTCTATGGTCTGAAGAAGGATGGCGGACAAGGACTAAAGGTAGTACGGAAGACAAAGACAGGAGCACCTTCCTGTGACAAGGAAGCACTTGAAGAATACATAGGCAATGCAGTAGTTGATGCAATGCTTGAGTACTCTGAGATCGAGAAGCTTCGGAGTACGTATGTCCGTGCCTATTTGGGAGTTGAAGGAGATCCTAAGAAGCCTTGCCTGATCTTTGCTGGCAGGATTCATACTGACCTGGTTCAGTATGGTACTGTGACTGGACGATTCAGCTCACGTGCTCCTAACCTACAGAACATTCCGGCACCCCGTTCTGAACTGGGTACGAAGGTTCGTGGACTGTTCAAGGCACCGAAGGGATTCAAGCTGGT